TACGACCGATATTCCAACGCTCCTGTATCCATCCAGTCGTCGAGATCTCTGAGTCTTGTGGGCACACGTTGCTTTCGCTCGTGGCCTGATCTGATTCTATATCCTTTGAGATTATTGGGATACCATTGTGGCTGCGGCATTGTGCACAATATTGTGTTGTTTATTTCAATCGGTAAGTTCGCTAAGCTCCTCATGCATCAGCTTCCTCACGCTCTCGCGTTCGTTCTCATCTACAATTTTGTTGACTTCGTCTTCCATATATTTGACGAGATCTTGTACAAGATCGTCGTACAGCTCGTGAAACCGAGAACCGCACAGCTCTGCAATACGCTCGTAGCTCGCGTTTGTCATATCTTGTTGTTCTTGTTGCGTCATTGTGCAAGTATTTATGTTGTCAACGGATTGTCAACAAAAGCCCATGTATCAGAATAACCTGAAGGTGCGAAAAATCTAACAACCCTACTTCCATAATATTTTGCAGCAGACGAAACAGTATATGGAAGAAAACCTGTTGGTCCATCATATACTCGCTGATATTTGTACGTAACATTATCGTCTGTTGTAATTGTAAAATTGTTTGTGGTACCAAGGCCAGCTGATGCGGGATTCTGCCTGTCAACAATATATCCAGTTTCAAGCTTTCGAATTGGTTCCAGAATCCATACGTTCGCAACACTTGACAGTGTCACCTTGCGACCGTGATATTTGTCAATGATTGATTGCGTTTGACTGCTTGGTGCAAGATGTATAAGATTGTTTTGAGTTGTGCCTGGTCCTGACAATCCATATGTAATATCTTGGTTGTATATGTCGACACCGTTTACACGAATAATCCAACCTGTGTTGTAAGGGTCGCCATTACTGACAAGATAATTAAATTGTGTTAAACCGCCGTTATTAACAGGTAAACCGCCAACTGCACCCTTTTGGTCGCATATGTAAGGTGCAGTTGAATTTTGGGTTACTCCTGAAACGCGTATGGGCGCAGTCTTCGACATGATGATACCATATGTCTCATCGCCAACAATCTTTACTTGCTGTACGCCAGTTGTTGTGCCTCCGCCACCACCAGAAACAGGGTTTGTTTCTGTAACTGACAATGGTATAGCAACGTTGTTGGCATCCAATGCTGGTTGAATTGCAACACTGCCTGTTATCGTTGTTGACGTTGGGTGATTATCAACTGAAACTGTAGTTACAGGAGTTGGATGGTTATCAACTGAAACTGTCGTTACAGGAGTTGGATGGTTATCAACTGAAACTGTCGTTACAGGAGTTGGATGGTTGTTCACACCAACTGTTCCACTAACAGAAACAGATGTTACTGGTGCTGTTTCTGTAATTTTAATTCCATTGCCTGCTGTGCCAGCCAAATTCTGTTCTCGAACTTTCAGTTCTTGAACAGCTCCTGCAAAATTTGATCCACTCATAATAGGAACTGGTTTGGTATTGCCATTCGTATACCGTGGTAGTTGATCTACTTCCACGCGCATCGGTATAATATTACTGCTGTTCGCTGGGTCAATGGCTGATTTCACTTGAACGTGACCTGCGACTGTAGTCTGAATTGCATTTTGATTCATAACGTTAACACGTAATGCAGGTGTTCCTCCAAGGCTAGGGTTTACTAAACCAGTGCTTGCGTCGATTCCCATCAACTGCACAGGCAGCGAAGTGGAATTCGCTGGTAAACCTGTTAATCCAAGTGTGTTTCCAGTGACAGCTATTGGTTTGAATCTTCCAGGATCCGAGGGATGAGAAGATGTGTTTACTAACAAGTGACCACCTTGTTGCATATGTGATAAAGGATGTGAACGAAGGTTTACTTCCATCATGCTGTTACAATATTGATAACCAGCTGCAAGCTGTTCAGCTGATGTACCATAAAGAGCTTCTTTGAAAGCTTGTTTCATATCATTTATAGATTGACTAGATAATGTTACTGATGAAGTGCCACCACCTATTGCATCCGCAATTTCAGTGGCTCGGCGTTTCCATCGCGGCTGCACGACTTCTCGTGCGTCACTCATGTGCGCTGATTTGTGCGTTTACGCAATCAGCTTCAACTCAGGTTGATCAGATGCAGAGGTTTCTTCGAGGATGTTAATCTCAGTAACCTCAATGCAAGACTTGGTCAGATCCTCAGCATCAAGACCATCGATCTTGATAGCAGCAGGCTGCGCACTCGCTAGATCGCGAGGACGCACCTGTACATCAGCAATCATAATTGCTTCAGTACCAGTAGACTGGAACAGTACATTGCCTGCAGTGCACGGAAGCTGTGACTTGACGAGCACAGCTGATCCTGATGCAACAGCAGTAATAGAACTAGTATCGGTAATTGTACCGCCGTGACCAATGGTCACAGTAACTCGAAACGTTCCACTGACGTACGGGTCAAACGTCAGCGTAAGGTCGTTTGACGGAGTAAACACCATAACGCCCTGGGCATTCGCCACAGGAGCGCCATATGTTGGCGTCAACGGCAGCGAGTTGCGTGCCGCAACTTGCATGCCGTTCGTAACAGTTTGGGCAGCATCGTTCCCGAGCCTGCCAAACGCAAAACCCGCATCGGGGTTCTCGCAGAAAGCCCTGAACGTGCTAATCGCGTCACCCCGACCAGATGAAATCTTGGGCTTCATAAGCTTAACCGTGTAGTACACGAAAAGCTGACCGATCTCCTTCCCAGCAAGCTCGGTGGGGGTGTTGTATTGACCAATAGTAAACTTGGCGTGGTCGAAGTCGCGAGCGTCTTCGTCCTTAGCGAGACCACCCATACGGATGTACCTGTGACCATCGCCCTGAATCTTGCGAGGATCACACTCAACACCGTGAGCCATAGATCCGTGCTGCGCACACTTCGACGCATGCGGGAACCTTTCCATCTCGTGGCGGTCACGGAACGGCTTGTCCTTAACGTTCATCTGGGTGGCCATGATCAACGAACCCTGTACCTCAAGGGTATCGTTAATACCGACGAGGGAGTGCCCGTCGTACTCAAAAACACACTGCATCAACTCGTATTCCTCGTAGTTGGCAGCAATCTGGGATAGCCAGGGAAACGTCTTCTCGATGCCAGGAGACACGGTGAAGACGTCCTGGTGAAATCCAGAATCGGCAGGAGCGAAAACGTCCATGAGACGTTCTCGGTGGCTCACCATAAGCGAGCCAGTCTCATCATTAATATGTTGCATGCGGGGCATGGTGTCTGCGCCACCGGTTATGAGACCATTCTTCTTGTAGGATCCCCTTCCAATGTAATTGGAAGCGACACCTAAAACACCTGCGGCAGTTCCGAGGGGGACAGCAAATTCAGGTTGGCCTGCAGCCGTGGCCATTGCTGCCCCCGCTGCTGCGGCGTCGGCAACGCCGGCAAAACCTTGACGAAATCCGCTTTTGAACGCAGGGGTGTTAACAAAGTTGTATGCTTTACGCATAGTTTGCATACCGTATTTGCCGCGTCCGTAATAACCGAGACGCTTGCGGTTGGTGCGCTGCGTATTGGTAGCAGAGCGCCAAGTCTTGCCCATTCGCTTAATGTTAGCGCGGGAACCTTGAACATAATACGACCTGGGCTTGTACTTAGAGTAGTAAAACCTAGATCCCTTCTTCCCGCCAAATTTTGGACGGGAAGCGTAAGCACGCTTACGAGGATACCTAGCAGTACGCTTCGCGTACGTTCGGCGACGTCCATACTTTTCGTATGGTACGTAAGAAGCACGGGGTTTGGATCCGCGCTTCATAGCACCGTACATAGCAGGACTAAGAGGCCCAGCAAAGGCTTGCTGTGCCCATGATTGCTTGTTCATTACAGAAACTGGTTCTTGCTTTACTGTAGGATGCCTCACAAGATTATAATGAAACTGTGAAAAGCCTAGTCCAGGGCCTTTAATATATTTTTCGTCTGATTGATGAACCCAATCTGAATCTTGAGGTTCTAGCTTACGTTTCACTCCAGGAAAAGATCCAGGACGACCGCGTTTCATGCGCACGTTGGAATGATTATCTTCAATCGGAGCTATCGCTATCACGTGCGTTTCGTTGTAATGTTTCCTCTTTCTTTGTTTCAGGCTTTACATCCTTCTCCAAAAAATCGTCTACACCTTTCACTTTGGCACAACATATACTCTTTATAGTAATGTTGAGTTTGGCAGTTGCCTGCTGAGGCATCATGCCCTCGGTCCAAACTTTGCTAAAGCAGGATTTGCGCGCCTATTTCTGGCGCCGATAATCCTGGAGATTGGCATGTTAACAACGGGTAACGCGTACCCGTGAAACCAATCGTACACTGGCATAAACTTGGCGTCTTTGTGCACAGGTAAACCTGGCACCAAGAACGCTCCGTATGCCGTACCGCCAAAAAAAGCGGCGATTCCGCCGCCTCGGCTAAAGCCGATGTGCTTTACAAAAGCACTTTCGTTGCCATAATCTCGCCATACCTGGCGTATGCGCCTGTACCAGGCGCCTGGTAGCATCATAGTTGCTACCAGGTCTTCGCCAAACTCTCTCCAGTGCCTTCCTTTCCTTGCTTGTGGCATTTTGTCGGGGTATCCAGTGGGAAACCAGTTGATAACGATAACTCCGTTTATCGTTAACACTTCGTGGTACTGGTCTTGTTTTACGATGATCGCTCCTTCATTGCGGAGTCGATCAATAAATTGACTGTAACTGAGCATAATTATGCGCAGTTAGTTATGCCGCCCTGGCCCCGGCACCCGCCCCACTCTTCTAAGTTGCAACGCACACTAAAGTGGCGTTTTTTTTAACTTAGAAGTCCGGGTAATAGTTAGCCGGACTTCTGCGACGAAGCGTTCTGATTGGTCAATCATCCCGCTTCTATAGTTTAAAAAAATTTTTTATTACGATGTACCCTAAACGTTAAACCCACAAACCCACCTAAAATATCACTGCGTACCTAAATATCATCGTATATTTACGCATGAGGAATTTCCTCATTATATTTAAGGTTCTGTCGTTTGGGGGAACGTGCACAACACGACGCATATACACGCTCCGCGAGACGCTCCAGGGCGAAGTTCGCCAATACGCATCCCCTCAGGCTAAAACTCGGTGAGTGCACGAAGGACACCATTTCACACATCATACTCGAGTTTCAGCTTCTATCTCATCATAGTCGCTCCGCGGCGGCGTCGATCCTGTTGCGCCGGCTCCGCCGGGCCATATCACGTTTTTGAATTTGGGCGCGAAAATTGACAATTTTCAAATTCCCAACGGACAGATGTCCGCTGAACATATTCAGGTGAACCTTCAAATCAAACATGTATCGCCTGATACCAATACTCATGTGTGCAAACACAATTACCGTATTTGGAAAGATGGTTACATCGTCGAGTCCTTGCCCGATCCATTCGGCTCGCCTCTTCGTCCTCTGTGCACGTCGTGCGATAAGAGGTTCGAGCGCAGCATTCCATCGTGTAAAACGATCCGGGAAGACAGCTTCGAACCGGGGTCGCCCAAGGACGAAGAAATTGTTAAACGATTTCTCCAACTGAGTGGGTACTCACCGCCTCCGGCTCCGCGCAAGGCGCAGTCGCATCGTCGTGTTGTTCCTACACCTGTTGGCCCCAAACATTCGGTTGTCCAGGGCGATTTGCCCGAGGCCGCTCAGGACCCTCGCTGGCTCGACAAACTCGTCGCCGAAGATTTTACAGTCAGGGAACTAACGTTCAACCTGCCCGACTCTCTGTATTAATAGGTAGTCATACAGTGTAATGATGACGAATCTGATAAATTCGAACTGTATGATTGGATTACTTCCATGCATGATCGTCGTTTAACAACTCGATCAAAAGTGTCTTATTATATCGGTCAAGCTGAGCGTGGCGGTCAAACGAATAAGTTGCACTTTCAAGTGTACGTTCAGTCTGATCATAAAGTGAAGCTTGACAAGTGGCGCGCTTTCTTTACCTTCAACGGCAAGTCTTTCCACATCGTGCACCCCCTTCGTGGCAGCAGCGATGACAACATTGCCTATTGTTCCAAAGATGATACCAGAGCTGACGAAATGGTCTTGCCTGTCGGCAATCCCATCAATCCTTACACCGAGGAATGGCCTATGCCCAATCCTTTCACACACGGTGACGCTCGTGAAATTGCTTCCCCTCGTCAAGGGGAGCGCAACGACCTCAGCGAGCTTAAGGCTTCAATTGAGAACCAAGAGAACTGGACTGATATTTACAAGAATCACTTTGAAGCTATCGCAAAGTGTGCCAACACATCTGAGACGTATTACAACCTAGTTGGTCAGCAAAAAGCTCATGAAGCCGCTGTTTCCTTCTACCAAGAGCAAACGCTCAGACCATGGCAACAACGTCTTGTTGAATTTTGCGAGTCACCTGTTCATGGTCGCCAAGTTGTTTACATATGGGAGCAAACTGGTGGCGTCGGAAAATCTTTCATGGCTGGTTACTTGCAGACAATGTGCAAGGCAGTGGTGTTGCAGCCTGCTAAAAAAGCAGACCTTCTTTATATCCTGTCAAAGCACGTACGCGAGCCGGGTTGCAACACTATCGTGTTTGACGTCTCTTGCTCAAACGCTGAATACGGTATGGATGTTGTATATACTGTTGCAGAGCACTGCAAAGATGGTCGCATGCTCGTCACGAAATATAATTCGTGCCAGTACAGGTTCACGCCAAAACACGTGATTATTCTATCTAATAATCCACCTGACATGCAGAAGCTCAAAGCAGATCGATGGACTGTTATTCACTTGACTGGTATTAACTTGACTATGCCGCAGCTAATTCGCCCTGCTCTTGGTTCTCTTTCAGAGAACTCAATTAATCCATAAAAAAGGCAGGATGTTGTAAAAACACTTTGTGTTTTTTAATACCATATGCAATAGCTTCTAATTCACTTTCAGAATAAAATTCTTCACCAATACCAAGTACTATGACACCCTCTCGAGCTTGTTGTAACATCCTCTCGTGTATACGTAATGACTTACGTATAATTTTCCTGGTTTGATATATTGTATCGTAATCATGATCATACATAAGATCGGTTAATTGGCCATATGGTATATCGATTTCATCTAAATCATGATTGACGAGTGTAAGAACGACGTTACGTCGTTGATAGTATGAATTAAAACCACGTAGGTAGCTTGGATAGGCTCGTGGTAGCACCATACTGCGCTTGTGAAAATGATCATTCCATGTTGTCTAAATGTGTCAGATATGCATGCTGTGCATGGGCACTTTGCGCGCCGACGTCATCATAACGATGATAATTGTTGGCATAGAAACTCCACTGCCTTCGCAATTGGTTCACTTTTCTAAGGTCATGTTTTTTGTTATATTTCAAAAGTTGAATGTCGTCATGCCACCACTTTGAAACTTCGTCAGGCCAACGCGACACAAACAGTGAATACGATTGTATTTTTTTGTCTGCTTTCTCAACACGTTGCAAAATATTTTGTATTTCTGCATCGAGTTCAGTCATAGCTTGTCTACTTTGCACATAGTCTATGTGCATTGCTCGTGCTGG